ACACGACTTGATGAGATGACTTATTACTGTCCCTTTCTTGATTAGGGCTTTTGAAGTAAGAATATCTTCTTCTCGAGCCGTCATCGCTCGAATCTCAACAGTATTTTTTCCGGAGAGGGGGTGATCAGCATCATAACACTTTCCACCCGACGGTAGCGGTACCGTCTCTACAGGAATTTCAAAGCCAAAATCATCTTTCATAACATTTCTGGCTGGCATGTGCTCTTTCATCGAACCAAATATTTCACTTCGTTCGGTGGGACCACCTTTTTCAGTTGACATACGTACACCTCATATTAGTTTCCAACATTATGATTATCTTAAACCGGGGAGGTGGGGTGTAAAACAAACCACATAAAAAAAGAGCGCGGTAAACCGCGCTCTTTAATAGGAAGTAAATGTAATGATCAGTATTGAAGCACGCAATTATCAAAACGGATTGACAATGCAATTTCAGCAGGGTCTTCCGAGCCGTAATCCAAATCACCGAAACCGGCTGATGTGAGGAAACAACCCTTCATATCCCAGAGTTCTACCACGGTCCCTACGGGATCGAGAAGCTTTAACTGGCAGTCGCGCTTGTAAAAGTCAGCATAACCACCGCGACCTGATACAGACTCATAGTGGGTACGAACCCATTCCATGACCTGCTGTGCGCCCGAAGGAGCAATAGGATCGTGTAGTGTTACTGACAGAGCGTCGAACTTCGTCTTACCTGCAATAAAGCGGGTAGAGTTAATAAAGGGAATTTCAACCTCAGCGGTGTTCATTGTGGGACGAGCGGCCGTCTTGATCAAAAATGCGTCAATACCTTCGATTGCGAACACCCATCTGAATTTTCTTTTGGGCTCAAACTTGTTCGGCAACATATCGGTAACTGATAGTGTTTCTGGCATTTTATCTTACTCCTTGTTCTTATCTAACTATATAGTTCTTGGATTAAATGTCCATACCGGCGTTAGTTACCACAAAATCTAGTGATATAAACTCGACTGAACGAACAGGCTGTAAGAAGATCTTACCTCGTACCGTGTTATTTTCCACGTCAGCCTGGGTGGTTGTGGTTGCATCAATCTGCACCTTGAATCTTTCAAGACCCTGCTGCTGCTGAATTCTACCTAATATTGGATTAACAGCAGCTGAGAATCTTGCTAGGGTAGCTTCTCTATTCGGCTCGAAGAGGAATGTGTTTCCAATCGCTCTTACCTGACGACGAATGTCGATGAGTAGTCTTCGAACATTAACTCGGTCCAACGCGCTCTGCGCGGCGAGTAATGTTTTCTGGCCGAATACCATAACTTCCTTAGATTGTGGGAACGCTGTGATAGGATTGATATCAGCATCATAAAGAGCGTCGAGGTTAGTCCTATTAAGCTTTACTTGACTTTCGGTAACATTCTTTAGTGCTCCTCGGGTGAAGCCAGCGGGGGCAAACCAAGGATACGCAACCTGATCATTGAGACCAAATGCCCCGAGAACCGCAACACTTGGGGGTGCAACAACAGTCTGTCCGGTTGCAACCTCTGTCATCAGTACATCAGGAAAGTACGCTGCTGCGAATGAAGAATCCAAGTTTCTACTCGTGAATGCAGTCACAGTATTTGTCACGCTAATCAGGTCGGAAGAACCAGTCACAATATTACCTAGATTATTCTGCGCTTCAATATCCATTAGATACATCGCATCAAAGCGATCCTCAACAGTCGTAATCGCGTAATCAGTAACAGACGAATGACGGATACCTGGAATAGCAAGAAGCTGGATATTCACGTCTGAGCGCTCTTCAAGGATGTCTAGAGCCTTACGATACGCTGCAACTGTAGGTCCATTTGTCTCGCCCTGGTTGGAATCGTCCATCTCTCTCTTGCAGGCAGTTGAAGACATTGTTGCCTTTTCTTTATCGAGGATATTCAACCCATCGAAACCGCCCTGAGCGATAAACGTATATTTCAAGAATCTTCTTGCTGAGGATAGACCGAAGTCCTTCGATACAGAAAGCAACCTTGTAGAAGACGAAGAGCTTCCGTCAATATCATTCATCGTGCTGGCGGCCACACCCGTTCTCTTGTAGGTAGCAGCTGCCCACTGATTCGCATCAGCTTGGTCAGACGTGGTGGTAATAACCTGGATATTCTCTAAGGTAAACTTATTGTTGTTGAATCTATCAGAGTCAAGAATGGTGCCACCGCTATCAGCTGTTCCAGCATTGTCTCCGACCATCGCAGGACGATAAGTCTGGTGATAGTTGGGGAAGTACTTCGAGAATGAATCCATCTGAGCATCGTTCACTGTACTCTCATTCGGAGTTGCGACGCGCATCTTCTTTTCAAACTGAACTCCCCAGTAAAGATTACCAGCCAGTTTCTTCTTAGGTGCTTCACCCTTAGAAACGCTAGCACGGAATGGAACAGGGGGCTGCACAATACCAAGCGAAGGATATGATCCAATTCCTACCGCGAAGTCCGCAGAGTCTACCTTGAAGATTGCAGAAGCCGATGTGACCAAGTGTTGAATTCCACGGAAACCGCATGGGAGAGCAGTCGCTGGAATCTGTCCCTTATCAAGAGCATCAACTGGATCGATTCGGATGTAGTTAGACTTATTGGGGTATGATCCCTCAACAACGAGCTTCTGTGAACCGGCACGCTTGTCGAAATCGTAGAAAAGATAATAATCACCGATCACTCTAGCGACATACCTCTCATCTAGAGGATTAAGAGAAAGCTTGGGGAACTTCTCAATAACTTGTGGAAGGTCGTCTGTGTCGTTATAGTCACGTACAAGTAGATCGAACGTTCCAAATTTGTTGTTAATGTTGGTAGACTTGACGATATTCTCAATAGAGATCTTAATTCTCTTATTTCCTATCGCACCATCATCAAGGCAGTGCACAGAAAATAGGTCCTTCGGCTTACCACCGAACGCTTGAGATATAACCTTCGGAGTCTTAGCAGTCCGGAAACGATCACTAAACCCTTCAAAGTCAGGGATCGTTGCAGACCCAGCTCCACGTCCTGCTGACGAAGTTACGAGGAATGCGATATCTTCATACTTTATACTCTTCCCAGCAATAGTTCCATTAACGGTGGGGTTGTAATTGTAGGACATTAGCGCCGAACCTGTCGGGACTGCCATGTTGGGGAAGATGTCGTAGTGAGCGTATAGAAGGTGACCAGCTTTCTGGGATAACGTCGGATCAGTATTTAATACGTTCGCAAAATAGTTGGGGGCAAGAGGATCAAAAGACGCAGTTATTACTGTAGGATATGAATCAGTGTGAGTATGACCATTTAATAGAAGCACAAACTCCTGCTTTCCACCAGCGATATCAACAGCACCCAGAGTTGAACCCGCATCGTCTCCTGCCGCGGAACCGAATGATTCTCTGCAAGCGTAATTAAGAGCCGTAGGAGATCCAAGCGGAGTGTTATTACCACTGAAATTTCCGCCGCCATGAAAACCAGTTGTTGTCGCTCTTGAAGCGCTTAACGCTGGTAGTACTCCAGAAGGAGCCATAAGGACCCCTCGAAGGACGGGTTGTGATGCCTTAAGACCAGCGTTTGTGAAGAGGCCCGAACTGTTCTGTTCTGCCATACAAACCGCGAGGAACGAAGTTCTTCCCAAGCCGCCGTTCTGCGTCGCCGCTGGTGCTGTTCCAGCAAAAGCATTTTGTCCAAGGATTCCATTCGCCTTTGGCAGCTGCTGACCGACGGTGAAGCCGGCATTAGTAACAGAACCGTTTGTATTACGCTTCTTACCGTCACCGATACCAAGCGTACGCAAGTAGGTTCCAGCCTGAGCATATGTCAGCCATTGCCTCATAGCCATCGGCCCAAATTTTGTACCGTCTGTATTGCCGAATTCAGCAATAAAATCGGCAAAAGTTGCCATTGTAATCGGAACGAAAGCACGTCCCTGATCAGCCATGCCAATGACTCCGGCAGGTGTTCCCGAGGGTCCCACTGATGTTGGACCGGAAAGGTCTATTTCTCTGGTAGAAACGCCCGGGCTCTTAAATGTAAGTTCAGCCATTTGAAATAATCTCCTGTATTCTTTTCCTAACTATATTAGTCAAACGATACGCCGCTGTTTGTTATGATAAAATCAATCGCAATAAATTCGATTGCTCTTGTCGGTACGACGACGATGCGACCATTCAAGCGATTGTTCTCAACATCTTCCACTGAATTATTTGAACCATCCATGACCACCTGGAAGGATTCAATCCCTTGTTGTGATTGGATCGTGGCAAGTAGCGGAGTAACTTGATTGATAAAACGTGCCCTTGTAGCATCTGTGTTGGGCTCAAACAATAATCTGTCTGCAACGCCCACAACTTGTCTCTTGACTTCAAGTAGCATTCTTCTAACATTCACTCTGTCAAGAGCAGACTTCGCCATTTGACATGTCTTCTGACCAAAGATAACGAAGCTTCCATCCGAGAAGTTAGCAATCGGATTAATTCGTGCATCATAAAGATCATCTCTGTCAGCCGCTGAAAGTCTTACCTCAGTATTACTTACAATCCCTAGACCGCCTCGATTGAAGCCGGCGGGTGCGAACCATGGATAAGCTACCTTATCGTTATATCCAAGCGCCTGCATAACCGCGACGGAAGCGGGAACCTGAACCTTCGAGCTTGTATTAGAGTCTGTAATAAAGACGTCAGGGAAGTATGTCGCAGTGTAGTTGTTGTCGAACACTCTGCTCTCGAACTGTTCTGCTGTTTCTCTAACATCAGGTACAGAGTAAGACGCGCTAGCGATCAATGAACTATCTTCCATACCGAAGAGGCGTGTTTCGCTCTCTGTCCATGCAGGAATATCCATAACATACATCGCCATAGAATAGTCTCTAGTCTTCTCAGCCGCCCAATCTGTAACGAATGAATCTCTGATTCCAGGAATCGCAAGAATATTAATTCTAGTAGTCGTAGCGTCCGTCATAATCTCGGCAGCTTTACGATATGCAGCGATGCTATTGTTAAGTCGACCATCACCAGCTGGGTTAGATGCCATTCCGATTGTAGAGGCCTTGAACTCATCAGAAGCCTTTCCAGTAAGACCACCAGAGCTAGCGTCGGTGGAGCTGGCCCTATCTGTCATATAGTACATGTCTTTATCAAGAATATTCACACCATCAAATCCGCCGTAGAACGGAACGTTGAACGCAGTATACGAAGTAAACCTGTTGAACTTAACCGAGCTAGACTGAATTAGGGTCGCAAGTGAAACGCGATAGTAATTCGACTTATCAGGATCTAGAATAGAATAATTCTGAGAATCGGGAACAGCTTCTCTTAAGTAGCAAGCTTCCTTGATGCTATCGGTAGCAGAAGCAGTTATATATTGGAGAAGTGTTGCGGCATTAGAGCCAATCTCTGCCAGAGCAACTCTTGCGAGCGTGAACTTATTACCATTGAACGCATCGGCCCCAGAACCAGAAACCAACGTATCCAACTTCATGATGCCCTGGAACTTACCGTATGACTTAATCAACGGGTTAGGGATCGACGAAGCGTTAACATCAAGATTAGCATTAGTCATGCTTCCAGTCTCTGGACATCTAGACCACTTAACACCCCAGTTCAATCGTTTATCAACAATTTCCGTAGAGCTGGGGTCGCCACTGAACCCAGAGTAATTGTTCTTTACAGCTCCACGTGTAAGCTTAAAGCGATACGGCAGTGGAGGAACAATCGATCCCGTTAATGGGGAGCGAACCCCGTCACCCCAAAGTCGTCCAGGGTTGGGGTCAGCAGCAGAGGCGTCTGTTGTTTTTGTGTTACCATATATGACGCCATTAACCTCAAGTCGAGAAAGACCATCAGTCAAGGTATCATTTGTCTTAATAACTGGTACACCATTGAAGCCGAAAGGACATGCGTTCTTTGGAACATCACGCTTGTAGACCTTATCAGCGATCACAACTCTAACGAAGTTTGAAAGATTGGGATAACGACCTGTTACGACAATTCTCTTTTCAGCGTCATTATCAGCGTCAAAGTTATAACGAGCTTTGTAATCGCCAATTTTTCTTGCAACGAAGTTCTCGGATGAAGGATCAAGATTACACGCGGGATACGTCTCTAAAACCTGAGGCTGTAAGTCGGAATCATCAAATCTTCGTACCTGGACTTCAAACTCAGGATAAGGATAATTGTCATTCGTGGAAGCCCGCAGGTTACCAATGGTGATCTTTACCTTATCATTTCCATATGTTCCATCGGAAAGAGACTCAAAGTACATAAGAGCGTATTCTTGCCCACCGTAAGGCTGCGAGAATATCTGGGGTGTTCGTGCTGTGGCGTATCTCGTGTCAAAGCGGCCGAATGAAGATAGTGCATATCTATCGGCGCCGGCTAGCGCATTCGCCAGATTAGAGGTAGAACCAGAAAGTAATCCAACGGGATACACATCCGGACTTGAACTTTGATCGATACTAGCTAGCTCATCTTCAACAGCAAAGTCAAGATACAGCAGATGCTGGTGCTCATAAAACTTAAGGGGATCGGTATTCAGGACATTTGTAATATACGCTTCATCAGAAGGATCAAGCGATGCTGTCATGATTCGAACACCAGGAAGACTATTAATTTCGTTTGTGTAAGCTCCGCCTCGTGAGGAAGAAACGACCAGCCCAAAATACTTGTTGTTCGTAGATCTCTGAACTCTGGCAAGAGAATCAAGCGTGTTAGACCAGGCCTCTGCTGTATTCGAAGTATTCGGTACATCCATAATCTGCATCCGGCTACCAGACGCGGTGAACATGACTGCTCGAACAAGGTTTACTGTGTCTCCACCGCTCGAATTGAATGATGGGTTATCCACGAACTGTGGGAAGGAATAGTCAGCTGATGCTGATACGTAGTGCCTCGCAACAAGGAATTGGACACAACTATCTGAATATTGTCCGTCTGTAACTGCTCCAAGTTTGTCAATGTTCCATTGAGAAAGCTTGGGTGCTATCTTAAACCCTGCGTTCTTTACTGTTCCATACTTGAGGGTATTGTTAAGATCGGTAGTTGTTTCATTAGCGCCAGCGCCCAACACTCTCATGTATGTTAGGGCAGTCTTGTTGCTCAAGAAAGCCTGGACTGCGTATGGACCGAATCTGTTCGTATCAATATCACCAAACTTGTTAATGAAGTCAGTCATGCTCCCTACCGTTACTGGTACGAAGGCAGGACCTTTTTCTGCTGTACCAACAACACCTGCTGGTACACCTACTATTTCGGTTGTTCTCGCTGTAGCGTCAATTTCACGCTCGAAAAAACCTGGGGATCTAAATGTTTGCTCTGCCATGAGTTGGGTCTCCTGGATCTTCTTTGTCACAAATAACTATTTCGTACGATGCCTAAATGTCTTATATCGACCTATCAATCTTTAAGGAGTTTTCCAAGATCAATAGCAATGCCACTTGGGGACTTCTTACTAAACTTAAAAACAGCCTCTCCGTTCTTCGGGTCTGCACTAGAAATTATAATTTCGATGTGCTCCTTCTCCCCTGTAAAAGGGTTGATATTTGTAATTATAGTCGTCGGACGCGTTAAACTCGTTGAGCCAGCAATATTGGCTGCAGACTGTCCTCCGATCTCTAATGTGGGAGTACCTGGAAAGCCAGTAATTATTCCGGTTCCTACGCCAATTCCCGCTGGGGGCACTCCCTCATCTAAAGGCATGATGTCTGTTAAAATCCAGTCAGCAGGGTTTCCGGAAGGAATTCCAGCGGGTGGGGGACCAGTAGGAACACCACCGATGGTTTGAGAAGCGTCGAACGAAACGTCTGGAGACGAAACGGTTCGCCTGAATGGCACGGGCATGCCGGGCTCTTGGGCAGCCACCATATAAGCAGCAACGCTCATCGAGAAGCTATACTTGACTAATCTTTCTACGTCTGTAAAATCATCAAAATTATTCTGCGGTGTTAACGCGGCGTCGACAAATGCAGTAAATCGATAGCCGTCTTCAGTCTCAATCACGAATGTTCTTCTTCTATTTTCGACATATCCGTTCATCATTACATTAATGAGAGAATTCATTTCTTGCGTGTACTGTGTCCAGAAAGTTATTTCATATGATGCCGTGTATTGCTTGATCGGTGGAATTTGAATGGTTTCGATTAGGTTACTTGATATTGACGGCGTTAATACAGTCCCAAGACGACTAGATACAGAAACAGGTGGAGCTGCTCTTCTTGTAGCCAGGCGGCCGCCTGTAGTTCCGCCACCGTCTCCATCAGCAAGTTTATCGTATGCACTAATAACTATTTCATCCGAATTCTTAAATAGATGATTATTTTTAAGACGCTGATATCTTAAATCGTCTTTGCTTAACCTAACTTTTACTGTTATCGGTCCACCCTGAAATTGTGCGGCTCCCTTTGCACTTTCTTGATCGATACCAGTTCTAATCACAGATATGAGTGGTAGTATCAATGCACCAGCCTTATCTCTAAGGGGCCTATTTCTAGCTAATAACGCAAAACGTTCACCTGTTGCGAAAATAACTGGAACTCGTTTAAGCTGGTCTTTGCGCTTATAAAATAATGGAAGCTCTTTATTGAAGAGATTAAAAACTCCTCTATCTACATCTTCGATCGTACATGACGGCATAAAGAAATCATCGGCAACATCCTCATTCGTGTAGCCAGTTTCAACTCTCTCGTACGCACCCTTGGTTATAGAATATCGTGTTGCCATATTAACTCTCGTCGTAGAATGAAGAACTTATTTCACCGGGGGATCCCTCTGGAGAAACCTCAGCCGGTGCCGGTTCGGGTGGTAATTGGAGTTTTCCCTGCTCAATCAAAGCCCTGGTGTCTCCTGTCGCTTCTCCATCAATTTCAGCGAAGCCCCTCTGCTGAATAAACGTTCTCTGAATCGCATCTGGATCTCCAGGATAATATCCCTCATCTGTCGGGCCGTGTGGTTCCTTATCAATAAGACCTTTTCTGGCTTGCTTCCCAAGCAGCTTCACCCCAGTCATATATTCAATCTCGCCATAAATATTGGACTGCCATGTGATTGAAGTAATTTCGAAGAATGTTTCACCGTATGAAAAATAATCACCCTCCTGAACATCAATGTCTTTGTCGATCAAATCTTTGTAGTGCAGATATGCTTCTGTTGTATAAAGATTTTCACTCCCAAATCGACCGGTTGATACTGCTTGGGGTTCCCAAGCTACCTGCGCGTCAATCTCGATCGGTGGATTGAAATATTTGTCTACTGCTTCTTCGTATATATCGTGAATCTTAGTAACGTCGGTGCGAATAGAGTAGTAGTATATCTTTTGACCGACAACGTCTTTTATCAGCTCTTTTGTAATATCTGATATCAGGTCTTGCTCTCGAGGAGTTATGAAAAGTCGTGCCATCTTATACTACTCACTTTATGATTATTGATTTGCCTAGCGGCATCGGCATGTGCTTTAACGCCCTCATGATATTTTCTGCGTCTGTTGCTTGACCCTCAAGCAATGCGCTGTATGTTAAACTATCTAACAGCTCAACCAACTGGTCTCTTAAACGTGTCTGGTCTTCTCTTCCCTGTGACACCAAATCTGAGCCATTTAACTGCAGATCGCCAGACGGGATAGGGACCGTAGCAAACTTTGAACGGACTGCGCCCAATAATTCTGTACATAATGCAAGACAGTACTGACGAATCCATTGTCTGCCAACAGAATTTGTTTTGCTATATTTCATGCGACCGAACGGAACATTCGACAAATTAGAGACGCCATAAATCGTGTCATCTTTAATGTCTGGGTCGTACGGGTCGGGAGCAAACGCAACTCGTATCCATAATTTCATCGCGCTAGAACCAGTTGTTTGAGTTGGCATTGGATAAATACGAATATTCTCACCAATCACTCGATAAGAATAATTCGATTTCCTAACACGATTAGAAATGTCCATTTGACCAGCTCTTAAAACATCTTCGAAAACCGGAAGAACGTAAAAAATAGTCTCTGGTGTAAAAGACTCAAAGCTAAATTCGTTATTAAGATAATTGACAGCTGATGTGGTATCAAAAAACCTATACGCAGCTTGCGGACTGAAGTGAAATACTTCTTTAATCCTCATCTTCGTTCGGGGAGAATTTTTACTGCTTGAGACGATAAGATTCCCAGCAGAGTCTTTCAGACTATTGTAGATGTTGTAGTCTTGCTTCTTATATGCAAGCTGAATCGAGCCGGAAACCTCGTTATAAGAACCTCCAATACCAGCCTCCATAGAATAAGGTTCTGCCATTCGGAGCAAAAATTCAAGATTCTGCTTGGGGAAAAGGCCGGTCTTGTTACTTCCGGTGGCGTACCCTAAAAGATTGCTTAATTGAGATTTAGCGTCTGCTTGATTGATTATGCGACCGTATTCTAGGAATGACTCTTCTAGACAAGCCCACATCTGTTTCTTTGTCAACTCAACGCTTAGAATATCATCACCTAATTTCCTCTTAACAAAGGAAACTACAGCATCAGCTTCTTGCTGAAAATCTGTATCAGTATCGAAGAAACTAAACGGAGTTGGATTTTTGGTATAAGCAAAAGAAGACATATCACACCCTAATGATAACTATTAAGTAGGGCGTGAAATGTCTTTCTTAACTTTCTTGAAAAAGTTGGCTTCTTACTTAGAAGATGCCAAAGTCTTCCAGGGGTCCTTCACCCCACAGCCGCTTAAATAAAGCAACCATTTTATCAGATCTTCTTGTCTGCGTCTCGATATGACCAGCCAAAAGAGCCATGCTCTCATCTGCTGTCTCACATCCTGCGACCATCTGTGATAACGTGGGCGGACCGGGATCGGGTTCATCAGCAGCGGACATTTCAGCCAGCTGCCCTTTCAGCGCTGCGATTTCTTTTTGTGCCGCGGCGAGTTCAGCTGCTGATGCGCCTGTCTCTGTCGCTGGGGCTGTCTCTGTCGCAGGTGCCTTTGCTGGGGTTTTCTTTGTACTAGTACTTGTCTTTGTTGTTGATGCTGCCATTGTTGGGGCCTCCTATCTACTCGCTTAATTTAATAAGGCAGAGTCAGAAGTAAAAAAATGCCGCCCAAAGGACGGCATTTTTAGAATATAGATCTACGTATCAGGCGCCAACCCAGATACCTACACCCTCAACGATATACCATCCGGCAGAGCCGTCTCCCACTAACGTGACGCGGTCCCCCTTGTTGGCGGTTGCCTTAGTGTTAGTAAGATCACCGTCATCGGTGCCGGTGCATACTGAATCGGCAGCAGCATTTGCAATAGTTCCCTCAATCGCATCGCTAGCGTTGGGACTGATTGTAATAAGCACTGCTTCATCAGCGCCGGTGTTAATGAAAGTATAAGTCAGTCCAGACTTGGTAGCAGGAAGTGTTATAGTTAGAGCGTCTGTGCCGACGAGGAAAACTTTTCCACTGTCTTCTGCGTCCAGTGTCTTAGAGGCTGTTATTGTTTCAACCATTGAACGGTGACCCGAGAGTGTTCCGGCCGTACCCGTTGCACCAGTTGTTCCACCCTTTTGGTACAAACCTTTTGCACCTGTTACTAGTATTTTTGGCATAATTTTCTCCTTTTTTTATTATAGAGTTACTTGTCCACATGATTCCCTAGCTAGCGTGTGGGGTCCGCCTTATGTCCATGCCAGGGGCTTATCATTAAGTATAGCACAAGCATTCGAATTACCAAAATAAAAGGGGCGGACCCCGAAAGGACCGCCCCTGAATATTAATGACTTCGTCTAATCAGATTAGATGACGTCCATACCCATGCACGTTACTGTACCGTAGAAGTCGGAACGCACCATCTTCTTGCCGTACCGAGTCATCACGCCCTTGCGGGGTGTGAAGTCTTCGGGAGCGAAGATAGTAGGCGTAACGATCAGTGGCACGTAAGGAGCGTATACGTAACCGGTCTCAAGGTAGCTACCGCCCTTGTACCCAACAAGAATCTTGTTGCGTGGGAAGTAGGGATCCTTATAGACTGTGAAACGGTTGCTCAGTGTACCAACCTTCTCGGCACCAAGACTCATACCGGGCGCAACCTGACCGTCACCGTCGATGCTGTAAACAGGCTTGTAAAGCACGGAGGCCTCAAGGACTGTTGCAACGTCGGGGCTAACGACGATAAAGTTGGCGGACCCACGAAGAGTCAAGCGGTGAATCTCATTTGCGACATCAATGATGGTCTCAACGAGAGTCTCGTACCACTCACGAACTGTACCGGTAAAGGCTGGACCACCCGCGAGGGAGGAGGCCTTGACAGCAGAAGCACCAGACTTCTTATTAACGAAGTCACCGGGCTTACGGCTCCAGTAGTAGTTTGTGTCAGCCTGCATGAGGAGGTCATTCAGGATCTCGCGGTCAATCTCAAGAGCAATCTGCTCAGAGAGAATCTGAGTAAGCTCAACCTCAGCATCCAAGCTGTGGTAGGCGTTCAAATCCTGTGCGAGTTCTGGGGACCAACGTGCACGCAACTTCCGAGTCTGAGCGACAACCGAGATAGCCTCGATCTTAATGTCAATCTCAGGAATGGCGGGAGCGGGTGTACCAGTGCTAAAGTTAGACTCAAAAACGGGGACAACAAGAGTGTCAGCGTTGGAAGAGTTAACGTTCAGTGTGTTCGTCTTGGGATAACTCAAACGGAAACTTGCGAGGTCTCCACTTGCGAGAGCCGTTCCAGACATAACCATGAGAAGAGCGGAACCCGCCTTCTGTGCAGTTGCCATCGGATCCGGTGAAATCGCACCTAGTGCAGAACCAGACTTAACAAGTTGGTTAAGACGACGGATGTTATATACACCCTTACCACCCTGGAATGTCTCACCAGGAACCGCCATGACTGAACTAGCGTTAAGAGACGAACCTGTTAATACAAGCGCAGCTTCCTTAACAGCTGTAACGTCAAAGTCTGAACCAAGCACACCAAGGTCAACAGTCAAGAAGAAGTAGCCATTGCTATCATCGTCTATCTTCTGCGTTACCTGAGGATCGAACTGTAGGAACCGGCCGTCAGCACCAGTAGAACCTACACCAGAACTGATGGTGGTTGTACGAGTCTGTGCAGCATTGGTACCAAGAGCGAACATGGCAGATGTGCCAAGTGCGAGATTAGAACCGGTATGGACTCTGGAATAACCGGAACCAGCGAGGTCATACTGACCACCGGCGCCGAGTGAACCAGACTGAATGCCCTTACCTGCGGGGTTATTATAAATTGACTGACCGGCATCGTAGATGTTCTTGGTGGCGGACCCTAGGGAACCGTCAACAGTACCACCGACGTTTGAACCGTAAGTGTAGTCAAGATAGAAGAGCAGACCGGAAGGTAGGCTCATCGGTTGAATGGAAACCAACTCGTTTGCCACAAGGCCACCGAAGACTCGGCGAACAATGGGGAAAGCGATGTTAGTAAAACCCCGGATATCTCCGGAGCTTGCAGCGGGTGTGAGACCACCACCACCAAGGGTGTTCTGCTCACGTAGGATCTGACCTGCTTGGTTCTCGAGCAACGTTGCCATGTTTTCACGATGGACGCTCTCGAGACCTCTAAGAAGACCAGTCCTGCTCCACTTTTCTGTCAGGCGCTTGTTAGAGTCGCCTTGGTGACGCTGACGAATACCTTCCGTCAGTTGGTCAAGTGTAAACTTCTTGGACATTTTCTTTTTTCTCCTTTAAGAATTTAGCGTCTATTTGTTTGTAATACCAGCGAGCTTCGCCCAACGATCTGTCTGTGTCGACTCATTTACTGTAGAGCTACCTCTACGAGTCGGCTTGCTAGAAGATCCAAGAACTCTTCTCTTGCCCTCAGAGAGGGACTTCTTGTTTAGCGAACGAGTAATACTTTCGTATACCAGCTTTGCCTCACGGATTGTCTTGGCATTATCTAAAGCCTCGACTATGGCACGCTGCTGCTTAGAACTTACATTACGATTTTGCATCAGTTTGTTCACATAAAGCAGTTTTGCGTTAAAAAGATTCATTTCAGTAAGCTGCTGCTTCAGGGCGCGGTTTTCGCGGACTGTAGCGGAGCCTCTTTTTGAAGTGCGGCGACTGCGACGGGTCTCAGAGACTCGGCGGCGGCGGGCACGACGGCGGGATTCAACTGTTGGAGTAGGAACTCCGGGATCGCCGAGTTCGTCAGCGAGGGCATTTAGAAGATCTTCTTCATCGACGTCGATAAAAGACTCATCTTCCACTTCTCCACCACCAAACGCATCGGCCTGATCGGTAGCTTCCGTGCTACCCTCGGTTGCTTCACGCATTCTACGAAGCTTGCGAAGCTCCATTTTTAACATACGGGGGTCAATCTCAAAAACCTCACCAAGGTCAAGAGCAACTTCTTCCTCTTCTCCCTCGCCTTCAGCTTCTTCCTCGCCAAGATCACTTGCGACCTCAATATCTAAGGCCTCAACATCAGCGGCCTCGGCATCTTCAACACCAAGGGCTTCTAGGTCGTCGTCGGTGAGGACCAATTCCATTTCATCTAATTCGCCGTAGCCAGCTTCAAAAAGTTGGTTGAAGATGGCGCGGCTGCGTTTGGTAGTCATTATATTCATCTCCTTTAATGTTTCGAATATCGCTAAGCGGTTGCCCTGACTCTTGTTGCTAGAACTAACTATTACCTCTGAACGTAAAGTTATGGCTTCGCCTAGAAGTTTTTGATATGACTTTTTAATTACAGACTTTTGCTGCCTCGATAATGCGCTCGCATTTACTTCTGACAGCAAGGCATCCATTCTCCTAACCTTCCCTCGAAGCTTTGCAATTCTTTCGGCTAGCTTATTTTGATCGGAAGACACAGAGTTTGTAATCTGAGCTTTTTGATTTCTCAGGTTTTTCCTAATTTTAGGAAGACTTTCAGACACAGATAGGTTCACATCACCTTGCGCGTTAACTATAATGGAAGCTTCTTCATCCGCTTCGTCATCTAGTAGCTCATCTGGAACTAGTTCTGCTACAGGGGCTTCAACATCAACGAGCTGAATCTCTTCCTGTTCTGATAATAATTGAGACTCAACCATCGCCTGAATTCGGGGGGTGAGTGCTTCGATGATTTTATTCTTGGCATTCTGCTCAGCCAGCAATTTTAATTGCTGTGCCTCTGCTATCGCCTCTCTATAAAGATTTGTCGACATGAATCCACCTTATTTGTGTGCACTTAGACTTAAATATCCCGAACAAATAGAGATTACTTACCATTTGTAGTTTTCTATTCATTCTTGTTGATCTAATATCCCTCTCACAACCTTTCTAAGCTTGAGAATGTTCGCATCCTCTTCGTCATCAATATACTCGTCGAATGTAATGTCAACACCTTCCGGCCCGCCCACTTCTTCTGGCGAATGAGCCCACCCAAGCCAAGAACCAATCTTAGGCTTAGCGTCACCTCTTGTATACTGCATTGATCCGCCGCCGGCTCCGCCACCCACTTGAATTCTCTTTTTGTACATAGATGGGAATGGTACCATGCCTTTTGCGACAGCCATTTCGCCCAATGACAAAATAGGTTTATTACCATCAACTTTCGCATTATGGTCTGCTGAACGACCTATTAGCGAATCATCGGTTTTGTACGGTGTAGCGATCTTATTGATAATATGTTGTAAGACATCAATCTCTAACCCAAGATCAACATCATCATATGGATCTTCTTCGGTATAGGGATAGCTTGATGCCTTGACTCGTGGTTCATGATATTTCGCAGAACTCCGGCCGTAACCCAGGTCATCCCGATAATCGAGATTCATACCTGACCTACGGCCGAGGCTTATGGGACTGTCAGGGTCGGTAGGACCAACACCCATTAAGAGCTAGCGCCCCACGCCTTACCCATGACGTAGTCACCAAGAACTCCGCCTGACTGTTGCGTGGAACTTTCGCTGGGCTGCAGCTGCGACCCAACACCCGTACCCCATTGTTCGGGGGGAGTTTGGCCCCACCCGTCTGGAGGATCGGCCTGGTCTGAAGCATTGATGCTTCCAGGACCGGGGGAAACCGGGTTCGGTGTCCATGGACTTCCAGGAAGTCCGCCGCCGCCCCATTCAACTTCGTTAATATCCGGTGCATCGGGGTAATCACGACTGTAAGTTCCGAAGGTGTGACCACCATCATTAACTTCGCCATCAAGAACCAATGCCTGATATTCGTCCTTGATTCCCTGATCTGTTAAATCACCTTTATAAATAGGAGACGCTGGAAACGATGCCTGGACAGTGGCAGTATCCGACGATCCCATCCCCTTTGCTGTTGAGACTGCTTCTACCATTGTTTGTGTATGACTGGGCATTTTTCAATTTCTCCTAGAATAAGTTAGTTAGTTGGTTATCGATCGTTAATTTTCTTAACAAGAATCTTCTTTGCTTTTTGCACTTTAGCGTACTTTTTCTTAAGTATACTCTCCTGAATTTTTAATGCGGCCATCCAGTTGATATCTTTTTCAAGTGAATCAGCTTCGTCACCAGCATCTACTTCTTCAGCGTGCACATCCTCCACACTTTCTTCACCCTTTTCAAGGGCCTCTTGAATCTTCTTCTTCTCTTGAAGAACAAGTTTTCTTAAAAGAGCGGGGGTAAGTCTAATATTTTTAGCCATGTTATTTTCCTCCAGACTATTTCTATGTATTTCGTTGGAACCGTTTCTTTACTCAGATTTATCGTTAAAAGCGAGGTAAGCCCAATTTTGTGAAGCTTCTCCAAGCAAGCTGCTCGGCGAACCAGACGGACCCATACTATCTAATGAGACACCCTCGCCAAGCGGTGTCCCAGGTCTTCCTCTCTCAGCTGCAGCTTGCTCTCTAAGCGTGGTCGCTGCAGTATCTTGAAATATCGATGCCATAACCGGATCAGAAGTAATACTACTCACATCAACCGGTCGTGGCTTTGAAACTTTTGGCTTAGACCCAAAAGAAATAGAGTCTAATGCGGGACGCTTAACGCTGGTCTTATTTTTTTTAGCGCCGGTGCGTCGTGGGGGTCGAGCTCTAGACTCGACTAAAGATTGCGTCGATTCGCCAGTAGACTCTAAAAGAATTTCAAAAAGACATTCTTTGACTAGCCCCTTCAGCATCTCGCGGGACACCTTAGCCATTAGCCTACTCCCTGATACCCGTTCGAGCCTGTGAGCGCGAGGGATCCGACGGGAATATCTGTCAACCCCGCTACCACACAAAACCCGCTATTGTGAGCGGAGTGCATTGTCAAAAAGAGATCGGTGCACATTAATTCATACCGCATAGCTGGAGCTTCAGAAGTTTGCGAACTTGGAATAACGAAATAATTTTGGTGATTAGCAACCTGCGCCTCAGTGCTTGGTAGCGGCTGGAGCTTTCTCCACTTTTGTGTTCCGTTAGTATTGAACTCGCCAGTTGGAATAGAGCCAGTAACAGCGCCTTCGCCCTTTACACCATTCTCAGTGAAACCTATTCTAATTTCTGCAGCAGAATTACTTGCGTCTAATCCACGGACCTCAAACCATCTGGTTACTCGAGGAAAAGAAATCTGAACTACGTTGCTAGTCGCCGTTTTTAATTCAGCTCCATTCGAAGACGTTACGAAAGGAATACCGCTTCTTTGATATTCACCAACCATTCCAAGGCCGGGGCTTGGCCACGTATTACTCATTCTGATTCTCCTTCTTCCCAATCCAGCACTTCATTGAACAAGCGATGGATTCGATCTGATTTGTTAAAAACTTTATTGAGGTCTTTTTCTCTAATCGACACACCCTCTCTCATCATGAATGCTCCGGGTGTGGAAGGCTCTGAAACAAAATCCCAGCATATAAGCTGGAAATCATCTTGTACAACATCTGTATCACCAGAACGCTTTGTCGATCCAACACCTCTGGAAGAAATGCCAAGAGTTACGCCGGCCTCAACCAGACTCTGAAGAATCTGTCCTGCGGGAGTATCTAACAACTCTACTGTCCCGTATACTACATCTCCATCCATATAAGCTTCCCGTATAATATGAGAAGCGTTCTTCAACTCAACTACTGAGCTGTCAGGATGATCACATTCTCCGAGAGCACGATTTTCAGCAATAAACTTTTGATAATTTCGAATCTCTCTATCTAGAATAGATCGTGGGTAAACACGCCCATTTTGATTAAGCGTATCAGCTTTTTGCAATACACCCTTCATAAGAAGCTTTCCGCCATTTTCTGCTTTTGCTTCTTCGATCATCTCCTTAGAGTATTGCCAGGGCGACCATTCTGTTAGTAATTTTAGATCAGACATTTAATTCTTCTCCAGAGGTCAGCTCTTCCGTGAGCTTCATTAGGGTTAAGTATTTAGAAATCGAATCATCATCAAATCTATCCACATCTAAGTGTGCTACCTGCTCTTTAACTTTCTCCACCTGATTTGATAATACACTATTTTCGCAGATCAAAGAAAATTCATTTAGGGACCTCGATGTGTCCCCCTTAATTTTTTGTAAATGATTTTTGAATTGCTGATCGTTTTCTTCAGAAAAAACGTACTCTCTTAACAGCACCACTTGATTAGGCGAAAACGAGTCCCCAAATTTTTCCTCAATCTTCTTATGCATTATTTCTAAAACTAAGTGACTTGCAGATGGAGTCTTCAACTCTTCGATATGAGCGTTACTTTTTTCTTTCAAAAGATATGTGTGTAATTCGCCCTCAAACCGAGAAGAAACTACGAGATCGGGAGAAGATGAACGCCATTGAGACAAAAGAGTTTGCACAGTCGCAAACTCTTTGTAGTCGGGGACACGCCTATTATAGAAATCTCCTTCGCCTAAAATATAATTGATGTCCTTAATAAGCGCTGACTTTTGTTGTGTTAGAATCTTTACGTCCAAATTTCTTGCAGCTTGTTTGGCTTCTGAAATAATTGAAGACGCCAAAGCAGATGATGGAACTTCTGTTACCATCATCGCACGAAACAAACGAAACTCTCGAAACAGCTCTGTTCCTGGACGAAAATGGAGCTGAAGTACATCAATCGCTTTCTTTGCTTTTCTTACTTTACCCTCCACTAGAGCCTCAGAAATATATTGAGACAGCTGAGCGAAAATAAGACCGACATTTCTTTTTTTATTGTGTTTAACTTTCATCTATTTCTCCGGCATCGTATTCATCGAGGTCGAAATTGTCTTCCCCACTTAAACCCGCTTCGCTAAGAAGCACTCCGCCTTCAGGAGCAAGGATTGAAGATAATGATCTAAATGTTCCCCTTAATTCTGGCGTGATTACCGGCTTAACGCCGACATTCTTTTTATAAGTATTCCGGTCTTCCCATTCTGTCCCCTCGAACGTTGTGCGAAGGTAATCATCTCCAAAAGGTTTTCTCATAGAGTCTTGTGGTCGCTTATGAGTGACCATCGTACGAAAGTCTGGCATATGAGTTTTAAGTGGACCACCAGAAGATTTCTTGCTTTGATTCCTAACCGCTGACTGTGCTTTCAACGGGGCGTCTGGATCGTCGATCGATAATTTTGAAATGTCAATAATGTCATCTTCTTCATCTTCATCCGAGTCATCTTTTATTCTGTCTCCAGTCGCGGGAAGTGCTGTTAATAGTTGACCATCTTCTGGAACGTCAGCAGAGAATAGGCCGCCGCCGCCGGCTTCTTCGCCACCACCTTCTTCGCCGCCTTCTTCAGCTCCGGCACCCTCCACTTCAGCATCTTCGATCTTATCTTTCATCTTCCCTTCATGGATATCTTCGATCTGCTTATCAGTTAGTCCAAGAACCTGCTTTTGAACCCACCTACGATCTAACATTCCCTCGGGTACTTTACCTGCAATATCAAAGCGCTGAGATATTAATTCCAGCTTCTGCATCTGTGCAATAGAAGATGGATTAGAAAGTTTCAGCTCAAAATCTATTAAGTCTTCAGCATCATAACCGTGCACATAAAGGTGGATCATCGCGATTTTGTTAAGCTCAGCGATCACTGTCTTTTGAATTCTTTGAATCGTGCGGCTAAAGCGTATATCTTCTTGAGCTAAGGTGGCTTTTGCACCAATCTCTTCATCGTAACCAAGATACGCTCTTGGGATCTTCAGAGCAGCGAATAATTTCTTTTGAATATATTCGACGTCTTCAATCGCCGCCGTGTTCTGACCTCCTGCGAGGGTATCAATCTTGGTGCCTGAATCTCCACCACGGACTGGGATAAAATAATCTTCGTCAACTGATAATGGGTTGTAACGTAGATCGACCTTCCCTGATGTCTTATCAACCACCTGGGATCTCTTTAACGTGCTTGTTGCTTGCTCAAGATAATCTGTGACATCTTCAGGAGCCACATTTCCTACGTCAATATAGAACACTCTACGCTCTGGAGCTCTGATGACTCGGTAAACCAGCATTGCATCTTCAATAAGAATCAACTGACGCCAAATGCGTCTTGCTGACTCGAGGACAGATGATCCGTATGGAAGAAATGCATCATTACCCAGAAGACGAAAGTGAGATACCTGCCAATTCTCTAGCACCGTATTTCCCTGTGTTAGCCACCGAAAGCGTACAGCACCAGGATTCTCTGGATCGAAACCCTCTTCTCTTTCCATTTCAGCGATTGGGATGGGATAAGCATTCACAATCCCAAACTTCGGATCGACATCATTGAACAAAAAGAAATCACCGTACTTGCACAAATTACGAACCCACATGACCAAGTTAAACTCAAGGTTCAGGGTATCATAAAAAAGCGTTTCTAGCAACTCTTTCTTTAGTTCATCTTCGCAAAAAATATGTAGTACTTTCCCATGTTCATCGGGACTGACAGTTTCTTCAGCGTATATGTCTAAAGCAGAAGCGATTTCTGGCGTGGCCTCCATCTCAGCAAAGTCAGAATATCTTGACATCCTGTCAAATGAACCATACGCGCTGAGCGTATTATTGTACACATCATTATGGGCGCGCTTAAAAACCTCTGCAGCCGAAGACGAAAGACCTGGTACATTTTGACGTACCCTTCTTTTTACGACCGGTCCTGAACGGAACAGCTTCGTAAGTCTTTGAAATATATTTCCCTTATCTGCCATTTAATTCCTCACCGATCATTATAAAAATTAAAGCAACCACTTAAAATCTGCGCTGCCTGATATCAAGGGATGGGTATCGTCCATAGAGATTGGCATTCCTCTTGCAGTAAATATACCCACCTGTTGATTAAAGGGAGACATGTCCCTTTGCGGGGCCTCATTTTTTTTATTCATAGCGAAGCCAGCCAACATTGCTGCGTTCATATCTACCTTCTTTACCTTACCACTTGATTTCGCATCATATAGCCAGAGCCCAATAGCTAAAGACATTACTAAGTCGTCATTTTTTCCACGTTGAGCTTGAGCCTTATTGTTGGTCCAGATAAACGTCTTCATTTCATCTGCAAATCGAGAAGAATAAATCGATACCTTATTATTACGAAGCACTTCTTCTAACTTTGTAAGAATCTGAGCTCTGCTTGTTCCTTGTGTGGAGAAGCCGGCTTTCCCGATAGACCCATTTCCGTATAAGACGTTAAATTTGTCTTTCTCTTTCTTGAAATATATCTGCCGGCACCCTAGCTCTTGTAGCTTCATAAGTACCGCGTAGCCGTACGTATTACTTTCAGGACATATCATAGCATCGTCATATCTCTTAGAGGCTTCCATCAATAAAAAAGCTAATTGGTCTGGAGGTACACGCCCCTTAAACTCTACCACCACTTCAGAAATCGTTGTGTCTATTACATGAAATGCAGAATAATCTCCCCCATCTCCCCTAGCAACATCTGCAGAAATTATATAGGAATGACCCTCAAGCGCGTACTTCCAGACCCAGACTCCATTATCTGGACCCCATTTTTCAAGCGGATGGCGAATCTGCATTCTTAATTTTTCTATATCTTCGGAAGATAAAAACGTTTCTCCAGATGCCTGGAAATCGCACAGCAGCTCTTGTGCTATTTGTTGACGATTTAAGTTCTTACTCTCATTTTGAAACCATGTGTCGTCTCTCTCGGGGTGTACATCCCAAGGAAGCTTTATGGCCTTGAATTCATTATCACCATTCACAGCATCGTGGTATATGTCGTAATATTGACCACCCGTACCGTTGGGGGTGCTAACAACAATCGCCCTACCACCCGTCGATAGGGTTGGGTATAGCCCCTTCCACAGCTCATCAAAGTTACGAATGAATGCTGCCTCGTCAACGATCAATAAACTTAACGCCTCGGAACGGCCGGCGTCATCAGAGGTTGGAACAGCCTTTATTGCGGAACCATTTGAAAATTCAATAGCCTGAGTATTCTTGGCAGTGATTTCAGTTATCCACATCCACTTAGGAATACCAGAGAGAGCAATCTTTACTTTCTTAATAAAGTTTTGAGCCACTGCTAGCTTTGTTGCGATAACAAGCACTGTCTTATCTTTACGAAATAAAGTCATCCACACTGCGTACGCAGCAGTTAATGTTGATAGTCCAAGCTGTCTAGACTTTACAACAACACTATAACGATGATCGTTAAAGTACCCTAGACAATCATCCTGAAATGGGAATGTATGAAAAGGGATTCGACCACGAATAGGATGCTGAATTTGGACATAGCGATTGATGAAATAAGACGGATCTTTCCCGCACTTTACAATCTCTGCGACTTGTTTCTGTTTGTTCAGAGGTGGCATACGACCTCAACTGACTTGGAGTCTCAACAAGCACCGATAATAAGCAATTTTTCTTGGGGAATTTGAAGTAGCTTGAATCAACTGGACGTCATCGTCTCTGGATACTTCTTTTAACGTTAAAGTCTTCCCCATAGAGTCCTTGAAATCAGCCTTCACTTTCTTTAAGACATCTTTGAATATGTCATTTGAAATCTCACGTTCACGAATCACCTGAGGATTCAGAGATCTTTCACCATCAAAATAGACGATAGACTGAGTCTGTAGATCTAACATATCTCCAGCCAGATGGTGTGTAACTTTAATCGATGATGGGTTCGTGCTCGACTTACCCCAAGTTGTGTTTAGGCATTCGCCTAACGCCCTGACTTCTTCTACTGTTAACATGTCTAAAGCTCCTCTTGCTTAATTATCCTGTCTTCCACTAACTTTTCTCTATACCTTGAAATATGTTCTTCAGAGGGGGAGAAATCTTTATCTTCTTTTAATTTTCTCAACGGTTCTACTAACGAAATCCAACACTCCACGCAGCAGTTAGTCTCTAAATATTGCACGGAATCTTTCATATCCCGCATCATTAATTCACAGATAGGACAATCGAGAGGAACAAAGAAGCTATCACTCTGCATATCTAACCCTTGCGTCCTTCCCCGATTTTTGAATATCAATGACGTTGTCGACGATATCTTTCACAGCATCAACATGCGAGATAATCAGAATATTAGTGAAATACTTCTTCAATGAAGTCAACAGCCTTGAGCAGGCTTCAATATTCTTATCATCAAGAGCGCCAAATCCCTCGTCAATTATTAACACATCGCTTCGCGGTGCATTGCAGATATTGATAAGCCCAACTCTTAGCGCAAGAGATGCAATCATCTTTTCCATACCGGAGCCGCATTCGATAATGCGCTTGGAATCACCATAATCTATAAAAATATCCATGTTGTTGGAGTCAGGGTCTGCCTCAAGCGTTAATTCAAAATTAACGACGCCCTGTAGTATCTTGGTAAGCTCAGCATTGATCTGCGGAAGCTGTAATGAAAGAATCGTTAGGGGGATCCCCTTCTTATCAACTGCCTGCATGAATGTGCTATACGTTTCCCATCTTGTCTTAATCGTGCTATAGCGCTCTCGTTCTTCATTAAGATTTTCTCTGACCTGTTTCGTCACGCTAATCTGCTCAGTCAAATAAAGCCTTGATCCATCAAGCTCAGATATCCGATGCTCAATCGATGTAAGATCCTTTCGCATCTCTATAACTTCACCATCTTTCTCTTCATCTATAGATCGCAATCGCATTTCACGCAGTGCTTCTTTTCCAGCGAGCAAAGAAGTAACAAGCTCTTGATGGTCCGACTCAGATTCTTTCATGGAGAGTTTCATCTCTGAATTCTCTAACTTTAACGTCTGCTCTTGCTGCAACAGACCCTCATATTTCTTAAGCTTCTGATCGACACCTGCGGAAAGTAGAGAATCTAGATTCGACTTGACTGCCCTCAACTCTTTGCGCACATTCGTTACGATCTCTTTCTGACCGTCTAACTCCCTAGAGCTTTTGTGCGCATCTTTGATGTACGGACATTTTGGGAACTCATCCCCACATGGAACGCTCTCAAGCTTTTTTGCCAGCTTTTTCTTTGAATTTAATTTCTGAATCTCCAAATTCAAGCCTGCTTCGATAAGTTCACATTGACTTCTTAATTCATTCTTAAGCACTGCTTGTGCTCTTAACTCATCAATCGGAAACTGGTCTTTGATAATCGCAATTTTCTCCAGCCTCTTCGATATCGCATCTCTTTCAGTCGATAGCTCTATTATCTTGTTGCGTGCTGTATGCTTCTTTGTTTCAAGCACGTTAAGCTTCTCAACTTGCTCTTCTAGTTGCACCTTTGTATATTTTCCTGATGTGGGTAAAGCAGCCAATCTAATCTTAAGATCATCCCTCTTTTCCTTCAACTCTTCCAGCTCATCTTCTACCTCTTTTTTCTCATCAGCAAAGCTCTCCAAAGATTCGTCCTGTTCGCATATCAGGATCTTCCAATTTTTATCTGGAGCAGACTTCATTTCTCCTCGCAATTCTGACATTTCATTTTTTGCGATCTTTAACATTTCATCAAAAATCTGAAGATCTAGAAAACGAGTAAGAATAGCTTTTCTACGAGTTGAGCCCTCGCGTATAAACGCGTTCATTTCTCCCTGTGACGCAAAGGATGTCA